ACCAAATACTTATTGACAACCAGCAAGAGAATATAGATCAGTGGATGTCATTTGAGCTTTACACCTCTCTTGGTGGTCGATTAGAGGATGCCCGATGGGATATCAAAAAGGGCTGGGTCGAAGTAAAGGACTAATAACTTAAAACTTTAGGAGGGGATTATCCCCTCCTTTTAATTTGAGGAAGAAAAATTGGAACTAGAAATAATATCGAGCAATTTAGAAAATTATGATAATAAACATCTGTCGAGGATTGCATGGGAACTTTCAAGATCCCCAGATGATACAACTCCCCTAGACACTATACTGTCAATTGATGCTCCTGTTAATGAGGTGCCATCAGTTGTGTTAAGTGTTCAGTGCACAATATTAGAAAGAGAAATAATAGCATCCTTCAGGGATCATGTTATGTGGGCAAGAACCTCAAGAGTTGATGCTCCAGAGGATTTTGAAGTTCCCGAATATCTTAATAATAAACTTGAACCTTTTTACAATGCCCTCAAGGATGAGATAATAAATTTAAAAGGAGCTGGAGTTATTCAAGACGAATACAGAATGAAAATGCCCATAGCCTCTAAGACATCCTTTACAACTCGCCTATCCTGGAGAGGCTTGATAAAACTTTATAAGCTTTATGAATTTTTAAGCAAGATCGATGACTATTTTATTATTGGCTTAACTCAGCTAAACAATAAATTTCAAATAAGTAAGTATGCGAATAACTATAGTTTTGTTGACCCTATACCAGAGCTTATGCCTGAGGAAATGCAGACTGGTTCAATTGGTCCGATAATAAATATATATCAAGAAATGACAATAGCTTTACGTGCTCAAGTTGTTAGGCACAGAAATTTTACATTTAAGGATAATTTAATTTCTATAATTGAAAATAATCCTTGGAATAAAACTTTGGGTGATACAATAAAAATATGTATATCAGCTGAAAAAGAGTTTTGGAAGACAGTTGTTAATAAAAGACAATGTTGGATTGCGCAGTATGGTATATGGAAGGATATTATAGTTGAGGCGCAAAAGTTCATAAACATCAGCGAACAAGATCTGCCATGCAATAAAGGTTTTTGCCCTTATACTCGAGATGCTGAATTAAGATACACCGATAAAGATCCAGGAGCACCATGCCCAATACAAAGCAAACTTGCTTCAACTCCTATCGATAAAAAATACATGGACATGGTAAAAATAGAAGCAAGCTATAGACCAGCCTTTTGGCAAAAACATATTGAACAAGTGGAGGTAAAATGAAAGTTTATTTAGCAGGACCATTTTTTAATGAAAAGCAAATCAGTATTATTGATAAGATTGAAAAGGCTTTTGACAAACATGAAATAAATTATTTCTCACCCAGAAAAGGTGGTGGCATAATTACTGATCTTCCTGTTGAGGAGAGAATGAAAAGGTCAAAAGAAATTTATCAAAGCAATATCGATAACATGATTGATTCAGATATTTTATTTGCAGTTGTTGATGGCAGGGATACTGGCACTGTTTATGAAATGGGATATTTTAAATCGCTCGATGATCATGGCATATCAAAGGGAGGATATCTAAATGATCTTTTCCAAGCACAAAGATTTTCTGTTACATACACTGATGAGAATTTTGGTCTTAATATAATGCTCAAAGAAAGTGTAGCTGCACATGTAGTTGGTGAAGAAGACTTAGAAAAGTTTTGTGGCTCTTTAAGGTTTTATGGTGATCAACGTCAAGATATACCTATGCTTGAAAGATCATTCAAAGTATTTCAAAACTTCAATCCAGAGGTTGAGTAATGGATATTATAAAAATATTTAGCACTGCGCAAAAAATGTCTGCAATAAGAAGATACTCTCAGATCCATCTTTTAAAGGAGGAGAGTGTTCTTGAGCACACTGGGTTTGTTTGTTTATTCTCTTATTTACTTTGCCATGAGCTTAACACTAAAGCCACAAACAATATAACAGAAACTATGGATATTGGTGAGGTTTTGTGCAAGGCTGTTGTCCATGATATTGATGAGGTTGTTACTGGGGATATTCCTAGACCAACAAAATATTTTGATGATGAATCAAAAAAGACTTTTGATAAGATATCTGAGGCTGGCATGGAAAAGCTATTAGAAGAAATGAACCTACAAATTTCTGTTAACTTAAAATTACAAAGAGACTGGGGGAACTCAAAACTCGGCAATGAAGGAGTTATAATCGCAATCGCTGACTTGGCTTCAGTTGTTTTTAAAATATGGGATGAGGTCATTCTTTTAGGCAATCAAAAACTTATACCCCAAGGAATTCAGGCAATAGAATATTTAAACGCTGTCAAAGGTTATGCTGAAAATTCTGATATGAATAATGAGCAAATAAAAATTATTGAAAACATAGTTGAGCAGTTGAAAGAAATATGCGAGATTGTTAAGGAAAAAGATCAAGAGGGTTTCGGTTCATTCGCACCTTTAAAATCTTATAGGCACCAACAAATAGAGGAGAGCATAAATGCCTAGACCAGAAATTTACCCACAAGCCTTAATAAATAAAATTCACGACCTAAGATCGATGGGCAATAAAATAAAAGATATTGCTGACAGACTTAACATGGATAAAGTAAGGGTTGAATATATACTTTATAGGAGGCACCCAAAAGAAGAGCAAGAGCCTAAAATATCCAGTCCTACACTTGACTACACAGAACTGAAAGAAGCTATGGACGAGGTTTACAAAGCCAATAACAGTCTTAAGGATCTTATTAAAAAAACTAGGAATGTTGTCAACAATATAAAAAATAAATGGAGAGCGAAATGAAAAAGAAAACTCCACTCGATTGTATGGATGATGCTTTTAAAACATTCAAAGAGAGAAATAAAGAATATGGTGACAACTATCTTAATCATGGTAAGGTTATGCAGGCTTTGTTCCCGAATGGTGTAAAATTAGAAACAGTTGAAGATTACAACAGGTTTGGTATATTAAACATGATGGTTGCGAAGTTTACAAGATATTGTCAAGGATGGCCAAAAGCTCATGTTGACTCAATACACGATCTTGGCGTTTATTCTTTTATGATGGAGTCAATTGACGATGATAGTGTTTGACTTGGAGACAACAGGCTTACCAAAGGCTGAAGGTTCTGACCTAAACATGCAACCTCGTATAATAGAGTTTGGTGCTATAAAGATTGATGAGAACTTTGAGGAGATTGGTAAGCTTGAGTTTTTCTGTAATCCAGGACACGAACTTGATCCAAAAATAATAAAGATAACAAACATCACTGATGATATGCTGAAAGACAAAAAACCTTTTATTGCGCATTATAAAGACCTTTGTGAATTTTTTATTGGTCAAAGAGAAATCGTTGCACATAATTTACCTTTTGACAGAAAAGTTTTAAGGTTTGAACTTGAGAGAGTTGACAAGCTTACAAAGTTTCCATGGCCAATAGAGCATATTTGCACAGTTGAGGTTGGGCAACAGGTCTGGGGAAAGATGAGAAAGCTCGGAGATATTTATGAAGAGCTCTTCGGACTTAAAATAGAAAATGCACATAGATCAATAAATGATGTAAAGGCAACAATAGAAATATTAAGATGGTATAAAAAGGAGGGACACTTATGACACCAGCACTTATAGGCTCGATAATAGGAGCAATAGTTGTAATAATTTTGTCGAATTATATATAATGATAAATGTTAGACTAAGATCAGAATACTCTTTCCGGAAAGCCTTTGGTCCAATTCAAAAGGTTATAGAGACTGCTGGGCAGAAAGCTGTGGGTGTTTGCGACACTGGAACATGGGGTCATGTTACATTTTCTAAGCAGTGCAAATCACTGGGTGTTAAACCTTTATTTGGTGCTGAAATATCAGTTGTTGAAGATGCTTCTGATAAATCAAAACAAGCCGACAATAAAATGGGTTTTATAGCAAAGAATAATGCAGGTTTAAAAGAAATATATGACCTAGTAACAAAGTCCACTGATAAAGAGCATTTTTATTACTTTCCTCGACTTAGTTATAGCGAGCTGTTTGATATTAGTGATAATATTATAATGTTAAGTGGTACGCACCCAAACCTTGGCATGTTGCCAATAAAAAACAAAGAAAATACTTTTATTGAATTAAATCCAATGACACCTAAAAAGATCCTTGAATTTGCCCAGAGAAAGGGATTTCGAGTTGTCGCCACATCTGATAATTATTATCCAACAGTGAACGATAAAAAAGCTTATGAGGTTTTGGTCGGAAGGAATAGAACTGATAGAACAGCACCTATGCATATTTTAAATGAGTGGGAGTGGAGAGATGCTGTTCCTTGGGCACCAGATGAAGCAATAGAAAATACTTATAAAATAGCTGACATGTGTGAGGTTGATTTGCCTGTTGGTCAAATGATATCATTTACCCCAGATAAAACTCTTAAACAAATGTGTTTAGAAGGAGCACTGTTAAGAGAGATTGACTTAAAAGATCCTGTTTATGCAGAAAGGCTAGAGCGAGAACTTAAAATGATCGCCAGTAAAAGTTTTGAGGATTATTTTTATGTTATAGCTGACATGATAAATTATGCAAAACAGCATATGCTTGTTGGACCAGCCAGAGGATCTTCAGCTGGATCATTGGTTTGTTATCTCATAGGCATAACCGATATTGATCCTTTGCAATATGATTTATTATTTGAAAGATTTATTGATGTTAACAGATCAGACCTGCCAGATATTGATATTGATTTTCAAGATGATCGCAGAGAGATGGTTTTTGATTATTTAAGAAATAAATATGGTGATGAAAAGGTTGCGCATTTAGGAACTGTCTCGAGGTATAAAGCAAAATCAACAATAGGTGAGGTTGCTAAAGAGCTTGGCATTCCTGCTTGGGAGGTTAATGATTTAAAAGGTGCTATAATTGAGAGAAGCTCTGGTGATGCTCGAGCTGCAATGTGTATAATGGACACCTTTAACGATCTTGAAATAGGCAAGAAAGTTTTAGAGAAATATCCACAAATGAAAATTGCTGGAGATATGGAATATCATGCTAGGCACAATGGAGTTCATGCTGCTGGGATTATTGTTACTGAAGAGCCTGTAAGTCACTATTGTTCGGTGTCAGCTCAAACAGGTGCAGCTCAAATTGATAAAAAAGATGCTGAGGATTTAAACCTTTTAAAAATAGATGCACTAGGCTTGAGAACTTTATCAGTAATTCAAGACATACTTGATCAAGTTGGCTGGGGGAGGGATAAGCTCTTAAAATATCAACTTGAAGACAAGCAAGCTTTTAAAATATTAAATGATGAAAAATATGCAGGAATATTTCAGTTCGAGGGTTATGCCCTGCAGTCGGTGACTAGGCAGATGAAAATAAATAGCTTTGAAGATTATGCCTCAATAACATCTCTTGCTCGTCCAGGACCATTACAATCAGGTGGAACAACACAATTTATTAAACGTCATACAGGTGCTGACCCAGTAACATTTTTGCACCCAATGACTGAGGCAACAACAAAAATTACAAATGGCATCGTTATATATCAAGAACAAGTTATGGTTATTTGTAGAGAGATGGGTAAGCTTACATGGGAAGAAATAAATCAGTTGCGCAGAGCTATGAGTAAATCTCTCGGAGAAGAATTTTTTGATAGATATTGGATGAGGTTTAAGGCTGGAGCTGAAGAAAATAATATAAAAGAAGAAGACGCTCGCAAAGTTTGGGAACATATCAATACTATGGGTTCAATGGCTTTTAATCGTTCTCATGCAGTTTCATATGCTTTGATAAGTTATTGGTGTTGTGTTTTAAAAAGTAAATTTCCTCTTGAGTTTGCAGCTGCATGTTTAAGAAATGTAAAAGATGATGAGCAAGCTGTTAAGCTTCTTAGAGAGGTTGTAAGAGAAGGATTAACTTATAAACCTTTTGACAAGTTTAAGTCATTAGGGAACTGGTCTGTACAGGATGGAAGGCTAATTGGTGGTCTTATAGGTATAAAAGGCATCGGACCAAAAATGGCTGAGGATATTATTAACAGGAGAAAATTAAGTCAGCCTCTAACTCCAAGGCAAAACACGCTGTTAGACAATGGAGAAACCCCATACGACGATATCTTTGAGTGCGAACGCAGGTTTGGTCACATGAAAAAAGCCT